AGTGTGGGCCTGGAGTGAATGCGAGAGCTGTAGAGATAAAAAACCCCATACGCACAACCTGCTTGCTAGAAAAATTCCTATACACGGCGGCTTTGTTGCCACTTATCACCCCCCCGACGTAACGCTCGTGGAATATAGGAGATCTAGGGGCGACAACTCCTGGGATCACTATTTACAGCCCTATTGGAGTCCTGAAAGGCCCAAATACTGGCAATATATCGAAAGCCCCTACGCGTCAGAATCCGGAGAATAGATTTCCAAATGGATATTGCGAATTCCCCGTCTGCTCTGTATAAATCGACGCCGTCCTCTCGCTCGTCTGCTGTACGATCGTCCTTCGCATGATAAGCTTCATCTGTTCTTCCAAAAGCGGCCGATACTTCTGCATATTCTCAAAATCCGCATTATCGGAAAAAATCTTATCCGCAGCTCCATAAGCCAGCAGCTGCCACCATTCCCTCACTTGGGGATTCGTGATCACTTCCCCTGCCGATGCGTCTGTATTGAACGCAAACGGGTATTTATAAGCTTCGAACGAGACTATGTATGCCTGATCTGGAATGGGATATAAAATAAACTGATCCTGAAAAAAAACTACAGACTGAGGGCGCGATGCCACATACGGAATATACTGCACATTGATCCCATTGCCGCTAGCAATCGCACCCGTAAAACCAGTTGAGTTAATATCGATGGCTCCCGTTGCGTAGTTGATAGAACCGCGCACAGTAGGATAGCTTGGAGGCGTAGCGGAATCATTCGGATCAATCAAATTCCCCTGCCCGTCATCTACCAAGCTTTTAGAAACCCCAGAAGCATCTAAACCAGAAACCAAAACGTTCCAATTAATATATCTCGCCTGACAGGCGGCAGTAGAAAAAGCCCCAGGGGGATTTGGTTTAAACCCAGGGACAATTGGTAAATTAATTAGAAATTGGCCTGTGTACGGCCCTGACGTGCCATTACCAGTATACACGGCTTGCTGTAAGTAGTTAAGTTGCGGATTCACGCGGAAAAAGTTCTGCCTGCTTTGCGTCATGTATGACTGATATCCCGCTATGAAAACAGGAGGCATGTTGGTTAAATAAAGCTCAGTTGGAAAATCATAAACCGGAACATTTGCCTTAGTGACAAATTGGTAATTAAATCGCAAAGATTCCATGCGCAAATGCTCTGGCATGTCATAAATGTAGAACATGTTCACGTAAGCCATGATCTGTGCATCTGAAATTTGTGTCGTAGATGGTCTGCCGGTGATTCGCCTCACCTTTGAAATAATATCTGAGATCGTATACGGAACATTGTTGTAAGGAACGGTCATAAAATCGCCTATCTAAATATGGGAAGGTATGGATGTACCTCCCCTGGTTAATACAAGCCTTAAGCGGCAGCAGATGCGAAATCCATCGATTGGAATCCATATCTATGCTTTTTCTTCTCATGGCTGATGATGGGAAGGCCATTTGCGTCCATAATGTAAGAATGGATGGCGTAGGAGCATGATCCTATTTCCCCGTTAATCGCCTCAGCCGTTGCATCAATGCCATTCAAATGTCTTGCGATGTAAAGTGGGACTTCATAGACCTTTCCATCCTCCATAACCTTGTCGAAAAAATGCCCTGGGTATTTGCGAACTTGAAGCCTTAACGAAAGGCCAGGAGTCTCGAAATTCTGAAACACTCCCTTTACCATTCGGAGTTCTTCTTTCATAAACCTGTCTAGTTTCTCCTTGCCCAAAGCTTTTTTATCTTTGGCAATCTGAGGAGAAGCGGGCTGTTCAGCCTCTTGTTTTTTTGTACTCATCGGTAATCCTTTTAAAAAAATAAATTGACAATTTGATCAAAAAAAGGGGGCGTAACTCCGCCCCCAAACGCATTAGCTCTGCACTACGCCTCTCCATGCAATCCATCGGATTACATCGCTTGCAACGCCGTAAACGTTAGAGCCAAGTTGCATAATGTATGCAGATTGGTTCACAGTTGCGTCGTCTAACAAGTTTTGATAAGGAGAAGTAGCAGCTTCACCAACAGGTTCTACAAAAGGCATTTGAACACCGACCGCAGCAACAGCTGAAGTGGGGAATGCAAATGAACTAAATGAAGAACTATTGATGTTCACTGTAATGGTGTTATTAGTTGTGCTAATAGCCGTTACTGTTCCAAGTAAGCCGTTAATTTGGCTCATTCCAAAAGAAGCAGGGCAATAAACTCTAACTAACTGACCAACTGTAAAGTTGTGAGTTGTTGAGAGTGTAATGACCGCACTTGAGGCCACAGAGATCTTAGTGATCTCCTTACGTCTTGGATAATAGGCAGCTATATAGTTAAACTTCTGAGCTGTTACAGACGTTGCCGCTGCACCAAATCCAGAAGCATCTAAATACCCTAAAGTGAATGTATTAGTTGAAACCGCAGTGATGGTAAATGCCAACCCAGCGATTTGCAGCATGCCAGTTGTTGCGTACAATCGTACAACATCTCCAACTGAGTAGCCGTGACTGTTAATTGTCACAACAGCAGGGTTAGCATTTGTGATGCCACTTCCTGTTTTAGCTGATTGCAACTGATTACCTGTTGGGTCAATCAGTGTGAAACCGCCTGTTGTTACCATATTAGTGGTAGAAGCAGCAGCTGAACCACTCTGACGATTCTGCACGAAAGCAGAGCCGTTAGCCATGTCCTTATACCACCATGCGGAAAGCATGTCAGTATCAGCAGATGCAAGCCCAAACTGAGTTTCATCAAAAATTTCAAATTTGATGATATCGCCAAATCCAGGCACAGGGATACTAATCGCTGCGGCTGTACTTGCTTGTGTAACCACTCCTGTCACAGGAGCGATATATGAATAACCCATATAAACTCCTTATGATGAAAGTGTGCACCGTAGGTTAAATACCCAGGTGTCGTTTGTGATTCTAGGAACTTCGGCAAATTTATAACCGACACTAGCGTTGAGAGCTAATGGCCCATCATAAATTGGCGGTCTGTAGATAAATTGTGCAGAATATCCATCCTGCTCAATCGCACAGAAAGCTTCACGGCCACAATGGAAAATATTGTAGACGTTAGCGCCCAATAAAGACGCATTAGGTGAAATCGAACCTATGCTAGATAATAGATATCTGGCATTGGCAATGACGCCCCATTCTGCATCAAGGGTTGACTGTTGATTCGGGTAACTCCACTTCTGTATGAAGCCCTGCACATTGTCCAACTGACCAATTAAATCAGTATGTCCAAGAGCAAAATAGGCGTCTCTTACAGGAGCTGTACCACCGTCTATTACTTTTTTGACCGTTTTCGCGATGTCACGAAAATGGCGGGCCAACCGCTTCGGATCGGCCTCTCATAGTTTCCTATGAGTCTAGACTATCACATCCTCTTTCGAGGCCTCAGGGTTTAGTCGTTCAGCGCGGCTTGCGCCTTCGCCCTTATCACCACCGTCTTTACGCTGCGGCTTCTAAGTCAATTACCCAAGGTTTATACAGGTCTGTTACGTTTAACCTGTCTTCTCCTTCTACCCCAGTTAAAAAGCTGTAGGCATTGTTTCCACGGAGAGTTCTAATAACAGTATCCACGTCTGAACGTGTGATCTCTGTTGGATTGTCCATTCTGTTACTTTTTTGACCATCAATCTGGTGAATTCACCAACATGATGGCGAGGAAGCCTATTGCACTTCCCTCATTGCATTACTGCAATGCTCAGAGCACCGCATCATTTGAGTTTCGAGATCTTGAAGTTCTTGGGGCCATGGTCTATTTGCTAAAGCACTAGAAACAACCGTCCACAGCTGCATGTGCAGCTCTTTAGGAAGGTTATGTTTTCTTATGTACCCTACAATAAAATCATCGAATTCTTGCATAGCTTCCCAGCTTTTAACTAAATGAAATTTGCACAAGTCATTATATTTTTCTATCAGAAGAATATAATTATTATCAAAATCTTTTAACTTCATCATATCTAACTACAAATGTCTTTTCGCTTGCTACGTTCAGGCTGATCATCTTCTATGCAAAATTGACATTTGCGAACTTCAAGACCATTTTCATAGTCATGATGCATTCCGTATTTTTCACATTTGTCTCTTTCGCACGCCATAATCTTGCCCCTTTTTGTCCGTCCGCTTCATGCGGCTTGGAGTTCAAAGTCAATTAGAAAAGATTTTAAAACGGCAACACATCTACCGTTTGTTCCTCCTACGCAATTGATGAAACTTGCTGTTGACATTATCTGTTACTTTTATAACCTATTTGTAATTAACATATTTTCAATATGTGAACTATATATAGGCGGGGAAACCTCTTCGGATCTCCCTCCGCAACTTTATTCATTCTTGCGGTTCTGACTATCACATACGCCAGTTAAGGCGTCCTCAGGGTTTAGTCGATTACGCTGCTTGCGCTTGCGCCATGTCACCTTGTAAGGCTTTCATGTCAATTACCCAAGGTTTAGACTCGCCACAACGTTTAGCGAGCATATTTCTCATCAATTCGTCTTCTGTCTGACGAAGTGAAACGCCTAAGCGCTCCGCTGCTTCGTTTAAAACAGGGTCTTGGTTTTGGAGCGTCACCTGCTCATTGAGCAAAATGTACGTTCCATAAAAATCCATCTGCGCATCTATGTTAACCGAAGTTAACTGCTGCGGAGGCGGAGTAATTCCACTATTGCCAAGAGGCACAGTGGCAGTTGCGAGAGGGTTATCATTTCTGTTACTTTTGTGACCTATTGCTAGGCGGGGAAATCTCTTCGGATCTCCCTCAACACCTTTATTCATTCGTGTTGATCAGACTTTCGCATCCCTTGCGGGCTTCTTCGTTAAGTCGTTTACGCTGCTTGCGCTTGCGCCATGTCACCTTGTAAGGCTTCCATGTCAATTAGAAGAAGTTTATAGACGGCTAAACTCAACCGTCTCATTCTCAAAGTCGTACCGCCGTTCCTAGGCATGTTCTTCAAATCGGCTGGGATTTTATGAATCATGTAGGGAACCGCAACAGATAAAAGCTTAAAGCTAAAGCTCTGCTGAACCGGTGCTGGCAGTACGCTGGTAGTCGTAATCGACATATAGCAATACCTTTGTATCGCCAAAATCAAGCACGTCTTCTAGCGTCTTCCATTTCTTTACGCAATTGCTTTTTAAGCTCAGGAGTAAGACCATTTTCAAATATATGGGCTTGTCCTATAGCAGACTGTTTAGCTACTGCATTTACTGATAGGGGTTTTTGTGCGTTTTTTAAGGCTTTTTCCTTTTCGAGAGAATTCCTTTTTGGCACATCAGCTCCTATCATTTTTAAAGCGTCGTAAACAGCCACAGCTTGCGCATAAGGATCAGAGGCACTTGCTAAAGTGGCGGCCAATTCTGGCTTTTGGTTTTTTAAAATTTCAATGTTTTCACTAGTCACAATATCGTCATAATCTGGATAGCGCAGCTTAAGCGTAGATTGAGCGATTTCCGCACGCACCTCGCGCCTAATTTCATCGACCATCTCCTTCTTACCTTTCTTCCATGCCTTTTTGACATGTCCGTAGGTAGGGAGATCGTCTTCGGAAAGATTAATTTCCTCTTCCTTAGAAGAAGCTTGTTCTTGCCCTTTGATACGAGCGATATACTCGTCGCGTTCTCTGATTTGACGCTCTTGCTCTTTCAGTTGCCGTCTTGTTTCAGCCCAGTTGTACTCAGCGCCGTTTCGGGCTTTTGCACTTTCAGGTGATTCTTGACGTTCTTGGACGTTTTCCGCTTCAGCAGGTTGAGCGACTTCCTGTGAGGATTGATCCTCTACGCTCGCATTTTCTTCTTCGGTCATGTTTGTCCTATGGAGTGGCGAGTTCCTGTTACGCCGATATGAACCTGGCGCGATTAACGCACGCTAACGATGCCAAGTTATAATTTGAATCCTAAAGAACGGGGATTTGTTTTGTCAAATGATTATTTGACTTAAGAAAAAGAACTGCTCCATTTAAACTAAAAAAATGAAAAAAATCCTAATCATGATTGCGTTACTCTGTACCGGGTTCACACCCACTCCACCGAGCATGGAAAATACGGAAGAGTTTGTTTGCTATAAAACCCTTCTTATCCACATAAAACTGGAAAAAATAAAAATGAAAATTAGAAAAACTCCTCTAGATGTGGAGGAGATAGATAAAGATATCGACGATAGTATGAGGCATATCCAAGAAATCCAAAATTCCTTGTTCCTCAAGCCAGTTTCCCAGAATTAAAGTCTACGATCCACTTCACGAGTGATGGGTCGTAAGACTCCTTATTTTTTAAGATAGAAGCAGCATCTTGATGAGTGGGAAGAGTCCAAAGATGTGTGATTTCTACCTTGTCTCCATTTACTTCAAACACGTCATGGTCGTAATTGGGAAAATAGTCTCTAAGAGTCGAGGCCAAGGGTTTAGTCTGCCTAGCAATGTACCTATGAAATAAAACATTCGATGCAAGACCTGCTAAAGTTTCTTTTTTCCTAAGAACGACGACATAAAAAGGAGAGCTAAAACTAGATTTTCCATTGCTTGCCGCGTTGAAGAGTTCTTCAAAATACTTTGGCGTCATCGCCTCGACGGTCTCGCCAACCTCCTGTGGAAGCGGATTACTTCCCAAGATGTCCATCACTGCCTGGCCTACGCGCGAGCTATTACATCCGAACCGCTTGTAGGAATAACGCTTATCTTTTGCATCCATTACTTATGCAATTTTTTTAGTGTCTCGGCAAGTCTCGCTCTCTTGGCCACAAGGCCTCCCTTTTTCTCAGCAGCTTTAAGCTTAGAGACTGGGATTTTCTTACCAGAAGCAACGCCGAGCTGCTTGTGCAGAGCGCCTTTTTTCATGTGCATATCCTGAATCCACTTCTTAGCCATTACTTACCCCGGCACATGCCTTTTTTCATTCCCTTCTTCATCATCGCCATCATGCCATCTTTTTTGTCAGCCATCATGGGCATTTTTTTCTTTTTCTTCATAAAACCTTAATGTTGTAAATAGGGAGTGTCCAACTGCTTTCTCCTATCGGATCTAGCATTAGGAACCTTAATACCCTTGGACTTCATAACCTTTTTAGCAATCTTCTCTGCTTTTCCAGAAGGTCTCAACATCGTCATCGGTGGTTCTCTTCGATTCCAGAGATCTCTTCAACGCTGCATACAAAACTATTGCGAATCCCGTCTCGCATGTCGCATTTATCAGAAAACTTCATTTGGATGGGTTTGTCAGGCATATTTGCATATTCCCCTTGACCCATGCGCTTAGAAGGCTCTTTATCTTTGAAGCTGTAATTGGCGTTCTTCGGATTTTTTTTCATATTAGTGCTGATCAGATAGATATCTGCGCGCTTTAGAATCCGATCTAGATACACACTCATCAATTTCGTTGATCGTATCATCTAAATTATCGCCGCTTCTCATAGGAGCTTTTCTATAAAGCTGTTTAGAAACCTCTTGAGGCATGTTGGCATATTCGCCTTTTCCCAAAGC